TACTATTAATGGTGGGTGGAATAACTACTTGCTTAGAGTTAAAAACAGATACAGGTTACCAATCAGCTAAACAAAAGAGATGGCAATCATTAATGCAAGGCAATAGCTTTAAGTATTATATAATAAGAAGTCAAGAAGAATTTATAAAAATTGTTGAACCAATAATGGAAAAATATGGCAACTAAAAAGCATTGTTTCACGTGTAAAAAAAGAACTACTTCTAAAATAAATATTAGGGGTGCAAAAGTATGTACAGAGTGCAATTCAATTAAAGATGTATATTACAAGACACCATATGGGGCATTATTATTACTGTTTAGCTTATTAACAGCTATATCAGGCATAGTGTTCGGAATATTATACGGAATGTATCTTTTATTATCATTATTATACTAAATGGAATTACAAGTAACAGAAACATTTAACATAACATCTATAGCATACTATTCTCAGAAGAAAAGGCAAATAGTAAGTATGGGTGGATCAAGATCGAGCAAGTCATACTCTATCTTGCAATTGTTGATGTTAGAAATGATCCATAGATTTAATATCAAAATAACAGTATGGAGGGACACAAAGGTAGCCTGTAGGTCAACAGTGCTTGAGGATTTCAAAAAAATAATAATGTTTGACCAATCAATATTTAATAAATTTAAAGAGAATAAGCAGAGTGGTACATTTACTTTTATGCCAACTGGTTCAAAACTAATATTTGAAGGAGCAGATAGCATTGGTAAAGTATTGGGTGGAGCGCAAGATATATCTTTTTTTAATGAGGTTACAGAATTCTCTAAAGCAGTGTACTTACAAATAACACAAAGAACTGCAGATAGAATATTTTGCGATTATAATCCAAGTAAAGATTTCTGGCTAGAAAACTATAGATACGATCCAGATACAGTATTTGTGCATTCTGATTTTAGGAGCAACGCTTTTTGTCCAGAACCAATTGTTAAGCAACTATTATCATATGAGCCTTGGGTCCCGGGTAGCTATGATATTATCGACGGAGCGGTTATTTATAAAGGTAATCCTATAAGTAAATTCAATCAGCCACCACCACATGAGCTTAATGTAAAAAGAAAGACAGCAAACGAATATATGTGGCTAGTTTATGGATTAGGTATAGGCGCTGAAAAACCGCATAGAATATATAGTGGATGGAAAAAAATATCAGCTGAAGAATTTAACATATTAGATCATGTATCTTATTTCGGACTTGATTTTGGTACATCTAAACCAACCGCTGGAGTTGAGGTTAAATATGATGGCAATGGAACATTTTACGTATATCCGAGAATGTACGTGCCTTTGGCCGATATTAATGAGTCTTTAGTAACAGCTGTAAAACAAAATATACCTTCAATCAAGCTAGGAAAAAGTATAATAGTAGCTGACTCAGCTAAACAAGCATATATAGATACATTGAGAGACGCTGGCCATATGATAATAGGTGCTATAAAAGGAGCAGGATCAGTACACGCTGGTATAACGTCAATACAAGGTCTTACCATATGTTTCGTAGACGATCAGAACTATAATATGGAATACAATAGTTATTCATGGCAAATTGATAGGTACGAAAAGCCTACAGATGAACCGATGAAAGTAGATGATCACTATATGGACGCCACTAGATATATAATAGCATATTTAATTAAATACTTAGGAATAAAGGAATAAAAATATTTTGAAAATGTTTGCAAAAAAGTTTTTTTTATCTCTAAAAATTATTTATATTCGTTCGTATGAATGTATTGGGAATAGATTTTAACTGGCCAGTCTGGTCAAGAAACAGCTCAGGTGACAACTTCTATGATGTCACATCTGCGGGCAAGTGGTCTAAATTCTCCAGCAATATAGGAATGGCAGAGAATCATCCTATACTATCACCAGCATTGTTATTTGTATCAAAATTATTTTCGCAGGCAGAATTGAATGTAGTGCATAAGTCTTCAGGCAAGGTTAAGGATTCACACAGTTTAGCCATATTACTTAAGAACCCTAATTTTTACCAAACCTTGCCAGATTTATTAGAGAGCTTGATGTTTACACAAATAGCGAACGGCGTAGGTGTATTGTATGCTAAAAAAATATTTGGTACAAAAATAATGAGTGCGATACACGTGCTAGACTATTCTAAAATACATTTTCCTGAAAATATAAAAACCGGCTATTTAAGAGCTGATGCTTCATTTTTAAATAAGACAGTTGTATATGACAAGAACGGAGAGAATTTAACTATAATGTTAAAAGACTTAATGTTCTTTTATGACTTACCGAATGGTGCAAGGAAAAACCCATTTGAAGCTGTTAGTAGATTAGACGGCTTAAGACAAACACTTTTAAACACGCAAGATAGCCTAATAGCTAAAAATATAATACTTAAGACTAACGGTAAAGAAATGCTATCCGGTTCTAAAGAAGGCTTTCCACTTAGTGATGAAGAAAAAGAAACAGCAGAAGGCATATTTAATGGTGGGTATGGATTAGGCGTCGGAAGAAAGCGTGGCTTAATAACCAAAGCGAAGATGTCTTGGCAATCAATGCATATTGCTTTAAGAGATCTTGGGTTAGATGAAAGCGTTAAAGTAGATGGAAATATTGTTTATACCGCGCTACACATACCTAAGGACATTATATCTTTAGAAGCTAAAAAGACTACTTACAACAACTTTAAAGAGAGCATGGTATCTTATATACAAAACGAGATGCAAGCCACACTTAATAGTTTTGTGGCCGTGTTCAACAAAAACATGGATTCATTACACAAATTGGACGGGACGTTTGAACACTTGCCAATTATGCAATATATATTATTAGAAAGATACACGGGCATAACGCAACAGGCGGGCGCGCTAGACTCTTTAAGACGCGCTGGTATTCCTGATAATATAGCTTTAGAAATGTGCGGGTTTGACAAGAGTATTGTTTTAGCCCCGTTAACACAAACAACTACAGGAAATGGAGAAGAAGAAACAAAACCCAAAACTTCAACCACAGCAGAAGAAGAATCAAAAATTAGAAAACTTATCCAAGCTTGATAAACTAAACAAAGGAAAAGTTATTAATAAATAAACTATGGAAAAATTTAAGCTACCAGAATTTGCAAATAAGCAGGAGCTTCATAAGTTTTTGGTTGATAATGAGGATTTGATTTTTGCTCAGAAGAGATCATCTATAAAAGAAGCGGAAGGTTTTTCTAGCCACCCTACACTAGTGTATAAGGGGATAGGATCATCTAATCAGAAAAGCGAAGATGAGTTGCTAGCTCAACCTATAATTGAAGTTAAAGCAGCTATAAATACAACCAATGTTTTTGACTCTCACCAGGATTTACACTTACCTGGTATGTGGGATAAATCGCTTAAAGAGAATAAAACTGGTATGCATTTACAGGAACACTCAAGATTATTTAAAAGTGTTATTTCAAGCGGGAATGATCTTAATGTTTATGTTGAGACTAAAACTTGGAAACAACTAGGTTATGATATGGAGGGTAAAACTCAAGTTTTAATGCACGATTCCAATATTCGCAAATCTAGGAATGAATATATGCACGAGCAATATGCAAAAGGGTATGTAACAAACCATAGTGTTGGTATGCAATACGTAAAGCTTGCAACTTGTATAAATGATGATGACTATCCTGTACAAAAAGAAAATTGGGATAGATACTTTCCAATGGGAGCTAATAAAGAAGGAACTGAAGCTATGGGATATTTTTGGGCTGTGTTAGAAGCTAAGTATATTGAAGGCAGCGCAGTTGTTGCTGGATCAAACGGATTTACCCCGACTGTTGAAACAAAAGATATAGCCGCTATAGAAGCGACAAATAAAGAACAAGCACTAAAAGACTGGTTGCTTAAATAGAGCCGCGCAAGCACTCTATTAAAATTAAAAGCCGCGCGAGCACTTTTAAAAAACAAATGATTATTAATTTTTAAAACAAACAAATGACTCCAGAAGAAATGCAAAAAGCATTGGATGACAAGTTTGCAGCGGTGCAAAAACAATTGTCAGACGCTCAGGAAGCCGGTGCTTCTAAAGAAGACCTGTTACCTCTGCACGATGCCATCAAAACACAAGGCGAGGCTGTAGATGCTTTTATAGCGTCAATGCAGAAAGATCAAATTGAATCTGTTAAGCAACAGTTTTCATCTTTCTTAACAGAAAACAAATCTGTTATTGAAAATTTGTACAAAGCAAAATCCGGTGAGATTGAATTTGTGCCTAAAGTAGTAGCAGATGTTACTACAGGTAGTGGTGCAGATGTAGGGACACCTAGTGCTATTATGCACACTTCTTTAGGTAACGTTGATTTAAGAGATGATAGCACTTTGCTAAATTTAGCAACGATCAGTTCTACTGGTGAAGCTAGGTTCTCTTATACTGAAGCTGTTCCTAAAGATGGCGGATATGCTTTCATTGCTGAAGGTGTAGAAAAACCACAAATTGATTTTAAATGGGAAAATAGATTTCCTGTTCCAAAGAAAGCAGCCGCTTATGAGATCTTAACAGAAGAATCTGTTACAGATATAAAAAGACTGCGCGCTGTAGCAGAAGATTACTTGGTTAAAAAACACGGTCTATTCAAGGCTAACGGTGTTTATTTTGCTGATGGGGTATCTGAAAATCCACTAGGCGCTACTATATTAGCTAGGGCTTTTGTGGCTGGCCCTATGACCGATATGTTTGCGGCTAATACATCTAATTTTATGGATGTTGTTAACGCAATCATAACTGATATTTACACTACTCAATCTTACATAGATGAGCCAAGCCACGTACCGAACATAGTTCTTATAAGTCCATTTGACTTTTTCAAGAATCTAGTTGGGGCTAAAGATACAAGAGGTTTGCCTCTATATCCTCAAGCCGGTTTGTTCAATGAAGTAAGAATCGGCGGAGTTCTTATTAAGCCTTGGATTAAAATTCCAGCAGGTCAAATCTTTGTAGCAGATATGACTAAATATAACGTAATTAACTACGTTCCGTTTAGCATCCGTATTGGCTGGATTAACGATCAGTTCATTACTAACAAGTTTACAATGTTAGGAGAAAGTAGATACTACCAATACGTTAAGAACCTAGATTTAGGAGCTTTCGTTTATGAGAGTATCGATGTGGTAAAAACCTCTATTACAGCAATTTAGTAGTAAATTAATTAATTTTTAAAAACCATTAAAATGGCAGAAAATAAAAAAGTAGTTTTAAAGCCGGGCATATATCCTTGCACGTTTGTAAAGGCTATGTCAGGTGTAAAAGTAGGCTTCGAGAAAGACTACCACTATACAACGGCCCAAACATTACTTGATAAGGGTTTTATTGAGGTAGGAAATGTTATTAAAAACCCGGAACCTAAGCACATAACAAAACAATAATCAAGCATTAAGTTATGATAATCGACAACACTTATTTAAGAGGAGAACTTTACATACCCCACGCTAAGCCAGGCATCACTGATGATGTTACTGAAGTAGATGGGGCAGTTACTGATTTCATTGAGGAATATGTTGCAGAGTGTCTTCTTAAATGTTTAGGTTACGATTTGTACCGTGAATTTAGCTTAGTATTAGATAAAGCCGAGTCTAATGGTCTTGTTGACGGATCACCGATTAAATGGGACCAACTGCTCAATGGTCACGTTTACACAGATCCTAATAGCGGCAAGACTATTGCCTGGCGTGGTATAAGGTATGAAGCTATACCTGATGGTGGATATAATAAAAGCTTTTTAGCAAACTATGTATATTATTTTTATGAGAAGGATGATTACATAACTAGGTCTGATGCTGGTCATCAAATACTTAATGCTGCTAATGCTGAAAATGTTTTGCCAACAGCAAAGGTTACCAGAGCCTGGAACAAAATGGTTGATATGATACAAGGGGCAAACAATAATCCATTATACGGATATAAAAATGGTATGCCTTGGGTAGATCATTTTAATCAGAATAATCAGGAGGTGTCATTATCTAAATTTATTAAGGACTCAAACGCAATACTAGATGAAACTTACGCTAATTACACTCCACAAGTATTTAGCAAATTAAACGCTTTTGGTTTATAATGGGTATCACAAGAAAAATAATAGTATTAGAAGACAAGCTAGAAGAAATATTTTCTTACTTGCCTAGGATGAAGTACATAGCTACTAGTCAATTAGACCATAAAGTAGTATTTGGCTCAGGGGACAAAAAAGCATTAAACGTCTTTTTAAAAATAAAAGGCAAAGGTGATAGTCCATATCCACTAATATGGTTATTATATCCTTATGAAGAAACTCATAATAGAACCAATTTGTCGGTAGATAAAGTTACACTAGTTCTAGCTGTTCCTACTAACCAATCAATGCAAAATAAACAGAGATTAAACGAGACTTATAAAAAAGTATTGTTTCCTTTATTTGACAATTTGGTATATTGTTTGGAACACGCTAATATAGTAAATATCGCTAGAGAATTTAAGGTTGTTAAATACCCTAACTATAGCGATGAACAATCAAGCAGCGAAGAAAGTGCTGGAACATTTGTATGGGATGCTTTAAAAGTAAACTTTCAGATAACAATACGAGACACCTGCTTAAAACCTATAATATTTTAAAATGTCAAAAGATAAAGTAGAATATAAAGGCAAAGTAATTGAAGGCTTTAATGTCAGAAAGAAACATTTTGCTAAAGGTAGTGAGTACACTACTTCAGACAAGGGTAGCTATGACTACTTAGTCTTAACCAACAAAATTAAATAAAGATGTCTATAAAAAGTATAGCAGATAAAGTAGCCTGTGCCGGAGTGTCCGGTGCTAATACTGGTAGACTTGGTTGTCTGTCATTGTTTGGAACTCCAACGCATTTTTTAGCGTTCAATAAAGGGTATAAGATTCCAGAAACAGCTGATTTTGATTTAGCGCTGTTAACGCCTGAGATTCAGGGTAACAAAATAATTCCTATTATTGACGCGAGCGCTTTTGAGGATTTATCCGGTGAAGATAGTTACTCAACAAACACTTCCACTGTTAAGAGGCTTAACATAAAAGGTTTACCTGAGTATAAGCTTACATTCGAAGAAGGACACGAGTTCTACAAAGAGTTAGCTAAATTAGAGAGCTTCAAATCTTATTCTTTCGCAATAGGTGATGATATGGGTAACTGGATGCTTGTAGAGAACTCAGATGGTTCTTTTGGAGGATTTAGTGCAGGACACGTTACTCCTGAGCTAACTAAGAGAAAAGTTAAAGGTGGAGATTCAGAGTCTAAGTCTTTAATCGTTCAGTTCTTAGATAGAATGGAATGGGATCAAGGGTACAAAATATTACATAGGTCAGAATTAACGTTCTCTCCATCCGATATTCCAGCAGTTAATGGGGTTGAGCTTGATTTTACTGCTTTGCCAGCAGCAGCTGAAACAGTGTTAAAAGCAAGTGCTAGTTTGTCGTCTGATCACACTTCTCCCGTAGAAGGATTAGTTATAGCTGATTTTGTTTATACAGTAGCAGGTGTCCCAGAAGTACCTACTGCAGTTGACGAAACATCACCAGGAAAGTATGATGTGACTGTTACCTCACTTGTAGCAGGTGACACTATCACATTAGATTTATATGATGATACGCTGAAAACAAACATCATAGACAGTGCTTCTGTGCTGTTCCGATCTGATTTGTTAACAGCTGAAGTAATTGCATAATTTAAAATAAACAAAAATGCCTGCTTATAAAGTGGGCATTTTTTAAAACATTATATGAGCCAAATAGACGGATATATAGCTAAGCTAAACGATTTATCGAATAGTATGGATGTTCGTTTAAAGGACATAGTACTTAAAAATAAAGGTATACTGCTATCTACAATAAAGCTAAGACTATTCCAAAAAAGTTTAGATGGTAATTACAATTTTTTAGGTACATACGCTCCAATGACAAAAAAGCGTAAAAAAGGTAAAGGGCAAATATCAAATCGTGTTACACTTAGAGACACTGGAGATTGGTACAATAGTATGTTTATTGATTTTAAGAATAGGACCATATTAGTAGATGCTACTGATAACAAGACTGATGCCTTAAAAGATATATATGGAGACGCAATATTAGAATTTGCTGATGATGAAATTGAGTTTTTCGTAGATACTGCTGTAGACCCCGAGATACAGAGACTTATAAATAATTTAGGAGACATTAATATAGATATTTAATATGAAAATTAAAGGCAAAAATATGCTTATTAAAAAGGATGTAAATTCCGTAAGCATATACGATTTTTGTATGATTTCCAAAAATAAAGATTTCAGATACTTAATAAGAAATTTCAATGAAGAAGATGAGGATTCATATTTAGAGTATAAGCACGATTCTGATTTAATGGTTATATATTCAGATTTAGTTAGAGAACATAAAGTACTAACTAATGATGTAAAATCAATACGCAGATCAAAGGCTGATTTTGAGATATCTGAAATGAAACTTAGATATTCAATAGCCTCAAGAGTGCTTGAAATTTATAATGAATCATCTGAGATTGAAGTTTTGGAGGTTTTCCCAAGCTTAGGATACGAGTTCAATAAGTTCGAATTGGTCGGCCCACAGATAGATAAGATACTAAGAGCTCTAACAGGAATTAAAAATAGCATAAAGATAAAAGAGATTAACTTTAAAAAGCTATATAAAATAATTGATGATGATGAAGAGGAGGAAGATACCAACGATTTAATAGCTAACTTAGATGCAAAAGCTTTATCATTAGAAAGTGAGTTGGAACTTGGTTATAAGATCAACGTTAAAAAGACTAGTATATTGAGATGGACAAATTTAAATAACAGAAGCGAACTAAAAAGACAAGCAGATGGCAAAGGCAAACATTAGCACAAAGCAGGCCGTAGCTGAGGTTAAAAGACTTGTAGCAGAATTAAACACTCTTCGCAATGAAGTTAAAAGGACAGGTACAGCGAGCAAGGCATCATTTAATAAATTAGAATCCAGTACTGCATCTTTAAAGCAGAAGTATGCCGCAGCCAACACAACTATAGCTAGGCTTAATAAAACTATAAAAACTCAGAAAGGCAAGATGGACCAGCTGTC